CTTCTCCGCCGTCGCCTCACGGAACTGCTGCTCCAAAGCTTGCCGTGCCTCTTGATATTTGCCTTGGGATTCAAGTTGCTGTTGCTCGTGGTTGCGCTTGAACTCCAGCAGTTCATCGACATTCACACCATCTGGCGCTTTTGATTTCTTGGCTGCACGCAGCTCAGCAATCAATTCTTGATTCTTGCGCTCTAGCGCTTCAACACTGCGCTGCAGTGCATCGGCATCAGCCCCAGCAGCCGCAGGCTCTTGGGTTTGTTGTTCATCAGACATGGATAAGCCGCAGGCTTAATTACACTTCTACGTTACCACTTCTCCTTGTCGCCTTCTTTGGCAAGCACGACGTGTGACTTGTTCGGATGCTTTGGCGTGCGCTTCGGCTTGTTGTAGCCGTCAAACTGCTCGCCGCGGTAGGTGATCATTTCTTCGGCTTGCGGCGCTTCGCAGTCTTAGCGGCAGCCTTGAATGCGGCAGCACTGGGCCTTCCGGCTTCACCCTTACGGGCCATGCGCTCCTTGCTGCCGTGCTCTATGCGTTCGCGCTTGGCGTGAATGTTGGCGTAAAGGCCCGGCTTCTTAGCCATCACTTCTTACCCTTGCGAGCTTTGCCGGCTTCAGATAGGGCAATTGCTATTGCCTGCTTGCGGCTTTTTACCTTTGGACCCTTGCCGGGTCCGGGCTTGCCGCTTTGCAGTGTCCCGCGCTTGTACTCGCCCATCACCTTGGCGATCTTGTCCTTCTTCTTCGCCATAGCGCCATGCCTCGATACCTGTCAACAGTGTAGAGCCATCAGCTGTTACCCAGCCTTTGTCGGTATAAATAGCCGGCACCCATGCCTCGCCATGCAGTGCCTCTACGGGATCACTTGAGATGCAGTAGATGCCAACATTCTGGAAGTGACGGAGGCTAGGCAGATCCATATCGTGCGCGGAGCTGATCTAAGGTTAACTCTGAACCATCATCGCGGACTAGTTTGGCGATGGCATCAGTCGGGCCATACTTATCGGCAAGGCGATTGAAGTACGGCACCTTGTTTGCGCCCAATGCCTTGGCTTTGGTCTCAAGGTCTTGCTTTGCCAGCCATTGCCCGTAGGTCTGATCTGCCGGCACCTGGCCACCTGCTGATGCACGCTTTGCCGGTGGTGGTGGTGTGAAACCCAGCTCGTCATAGTCGATCACCGGCACCGTTGTGCTGCGGCAGTTGAAGTGCTGCGGCGGAGTCGGGCCTTTGCCGTATTCAAACTCACGACCATCCAATGCACGGCAAATGCTGCTGGTGCGGGTATCCAGTGTTGCCACATAGCGATACTTCTTAGTGATATCTTGATTAGCCTCGTATACCTGCTGACTGGCTGCATTGGCAACTTGATTGATACTTGTGCGGACAAGTGTAACGATTTGATTATCTGCAACTGCTGTTGCCTGACCGCCTGCTGCAACCAGTTGCTTCACGGTCTTGGCTTCTTCGCCAAATTCAAGATTGCCGACCAATCGCTTAGCGATAGCTGGTGTTGGCTCACCGGTCAGCAAGCCCTGCCGCACAACCTGCGAAAATCGCTCAGCCTGGTCAACTGCAATGCCGCGAAACGCCTTGGTGACAACTTCGCCATTGGGCAATGTGATCGTTGCGCCTTGCGCTGCAGTGAGGCTGAATGTAGCCGGTGCACCTTGCACTGCAGCAAATAAGTCATCGCTTAGCGCCACCACGTTGATCTGCGTTGGATCGGTGGTCACCACTGACTGCGCAAATTGAGGGCTGATCTCAACGGTGCGCACTGCATCACGTGCACCTGCTGGCAACGCACGCCGCAGTTGATCGGCCACAAACTCAGATTGCAGTTCTGCAATGCCTTGCAGCTCTAATGCAGTCAACTCCGTTGCATCACCTGCCCATGTTGCCAAGCTGTCTTTAAGCTGCGCAAGGATTGCACGCAGTCGTGCTGCTTTGACTGGTGCCGCTAGATCATCAATGGTGCGCAGCTGGTTAGCGGCATCAATGATGATGTCGTTGTAAGCATTGATGACACGCCGCGCAACGCTATTGCTGTAGCGGTTTAGATCAATCGCATTGCGATATAGCGCTTCTGGAGTGCTCATCGTTCAATGCCAAGATCTTCCGGTGCGTATCCGCTGCGGATGCTGACATTAGCGCCGCGGTTCAATGCGGTAGTGATCAATGCAGCAAACGCGTCGTAACCGTTCTGGCCGTCTTCATACAAGATAGTTTCGTCAATTTCATCTGGTTTGCCTTCTTTGTACCAACTGATGCGCACGATGGCTAGAACCTCTTCCGGCAAAGCGCTGACGTGATAATCAAGCTCTTGTCTCCTGGGTTTCTTCGGTTCCATCCAGATCATCAGGTCCACTAAGCGATCGGTCACCCAGTCCAGCAGGTTGTAGATCAAGCCCCGCATTGGCTGTAGCCTCAAGCTCCTCGTCCACATTAAAGTCGTCACCTAGCACATCGCCTTCGGCAAGCTCACGCAGTAATGTTTCTTGCGTGATGGTGCCTGCGGTGTAAAGCTGCAGCAGTGCTTGGATCTCTTGTGGCTCAAGGCGTGTGCCAAGGAAGTCACGGTTGACGTAGCTACTGCCAGCAGAGGTGTTGTTTCCGATGTACTGCGCATGAAACTGCAGGCAGTTGTCGATCATGTCCTGTACATTCTGCGCAATCACCATCATGGTGCTGTCGCCTTGGCTGCGATCAATGCGCTTTGCTTCTGCAGTTTCTGCTGATAGCTTCTGGCCAAGCACAGCCGATAGTCCTAGCTCATTGATCTGTAATGCAAGCTGTTCAAGCCTGCGAAACTGATAGTCAAAGCTGCGGCCAGCAGGCTCAATATATTCGGCGCGGCCATCAGCAGGGAATGCGATTGCCTCGCCCGGTCCAGCGCTGACTTCTTCCGCAGCAGACGGGAAGCCGTAGAACGCCAGCATCGGCACAGCGCTGATGTGGAGCTGATTATCTAGGTCGCTCTGGATTTGATATGCCTTGAGGTTTAGCTCAGCGATGTCCTCCAGCGGCGGCCGTGACTCCATGAAGCCATGGCGCTGTGCATAAGCAACTGAAAATGGAATCTCACTGAGGCTGGTGCGGCCTTCGTCGACAACCTGGAAATCACCGTTGTCTTGCTTCTGATGCAGTTGGAATTCACCTGGCGTCAGTACGCGGATCTGCTCGACTGTTTTTTCGCCGAAATCACCATCGGGTACGGTGACCATCTCGGCTAACCGCAGTTGCGTCAGCACTTGCCGGCCTTCCTGCTGCTCAGCTCGCCATCCGAGGATCTGCCGTGGCGTATATGTCACCCAATAGGGTCGACCCCCATCAGCCGGTGCATCCACCAGTACACCAACGTGGCCATAACGGACCATCTTGCGCGTGGTTTCATAGGTCCAGACGTTGAGGTCATTGCCCTGCAGGTCAACATCAAACAACTGCTCGCGGATGATGTCAGCTGTGTCATCAAGCCGTACGGGCTTACGCGTCAACATGCCTGCTAGCATCCGCTCGAGGCGCTGATAGAACGGCGGGCATACGCTGCGTGCTAGACGGTTGTCGTAGGACTCATCTAGCTCGCGCGGCTCCTGCGGCAGATAACGGCGATGCTTGCGGCGCATCCCATAGGTGCCTTGCAGCAAATCTTCAATCAGGATCCAATGCGGCTCTTGCGCATACCATGCCGTGTTGGCATCTTGCACGCGAGTAACGCGGCGCTGCGCAATAGGCCGGTCGTATGCATTAAAGCCGGTGTACATTACAGCGCCGCAGTCATAGGTGCAGTTTAAGCAGCAGTCAGCGTGATGCTGTTGCGGCCAATCTTGATGTCAAACTCAGCGCCGGGCTCGTAACCCATCTCGCGCAGGTAGCCGTCACCGATTTGCAGCTTGCCGTTGAATTGCACCTTGGCTTTGTAGGTCAAGCCGCGGCCACGCTTGGCAGTCTTGCCGTTGAGGTCAAGTCCCTTGGCTTCCAGCAGTGCCTCATAGAACTGCGTGAATGCGACGCGATCCTTGACGACATAACCGCAAGCGCGTACCAGTTCGGACTTTGGCATGTCGCCCAGTTCTTTGACCTTGGCGAGTAGTTCAGCGCCCTTGAGCATGGGTAGATGTAATAGTTGGCGGAATCAATATAGTCTGATGCCTGTGCTACGGCCAGCACCTGCGTGCAATGGGTTGAATTCACGCCATATCAAGTAGCCGAGCGCGTCGTTCATGTGGTCATGGCCAGCGTCCTTATCAGGGTCGCCCTTGTCGGTGTAGCACTGCAGCTCTAGGCATTCGATCAGCCGCTTACAGCGCTGGTGGATGCTCAGCCTGACCTGGCCCTTGCCGTTTTCCAGCAAAGCCTGAACAGCAGCCACGCGATCACGAACGGGAGGATTTGCGCGTGGTGACTGGTTTGACATGCCATAGGACTCCAGGATCTGGATATCGGTTTGGCTTGCGTTGGTGCTGCGGTTGCCGCCGCTGGCATCTGGGTAGATGTAGAT